TCGTCTTGTTTGAATACAGAACTTGTTAGCAAGGGTTTCGCTAAAGCATATTTCGGTGACAAAAAGGAAGCGTTCGGTGGTTGATGACCGTGAACTTCCGCCAGCAGTGGAAGCATGGATTAAGCAACTGTTAGAGCCGTCCTTTGTGGAGTTGATGCGTTCTCAACCTTTTGAAAGAGTTGATATTCGTTTGTCGGCTTCTCGTGGTCGTGTGTCTCGGTTACCTGTCGTTGTTTTGGGTGGCGGGCAACAAGAATTTGTTGAAGTTATTCAATAACACGAAAATTGTGTCAATTTACTTTTTGTAAATCTTTTGAAGGCGTGGTTGTTGAGCCATTTTTTTAAAACAGTCTGTTTTTGTCTATTTTCGTATTTTGAATATTTCTGATTTGCTATAATGGAGTTGTGGTCAGGGAAACATCACAGAGAGGGAGGAAGATGACAGACACGATGATTGAGACATTTACAAAAGGTGAGGCGCTGTATTGGCGACTTGCCCCCAAAGCAAAGTTCAAGTTCGTCAAGATGAATCCCGACGGCTCGGTTCAAATGGTCGGAGGCGAGAACGGTTACAGCATGGGGCGTGATGCGAAGACTAACGATGTGTCCAAGGTGCCTTTTGAGGGGACTGAGCAGATTGGCTTTTGGGCGAAACAAAACCTTTACGCCGAGGTGACGGTGAGTGAGTTGGCTGAACGCTTCGGGTTGACTGATGCGGTGGTTAGGAAGTTTGTGACTGACCGCCCCGATGTGTTTAAGAGGGTGGCTCACGGGAAGTATGAGGTGAGGGACGCCGATGCTGATAGGGCGTTTGCTCGTGATGCCGAGCGTGTCGTGGTGAAGCCTGTAAAAAAGAAGGCTTGACAATTTAACTACCGAGATACATCTGCATTGAAAACAAAAATCATTGCTAGTATTCGGCGATGACCGATTTCTTGTCGTTGATTATTCCGACCCTCTTTTGTCTTTATGTTACTTTCATCGGGTTGACGGTCATTACCTTCATGCGTTCAGTAACTAAACCTGAGCCTTACAAATCAGACAGAGATAATGAAGACGAAATCATGGTGGCTTTGAACGCCCGCCAGTTGGACTCGCTTCTCATAAACGCTATTGAAGGTAGATTGCATGAGATAGAAATTGATGAAGTTCTTCGGGATGACCTCACCGACGACTTCATCATGATTGCAATTTCTTACGGCGATGGACGGGTTCGCCAAGCAACTCAAACCCATTACTAAACCTGTGTTGATAGAACGCCGATGAGTTAGGCGCTCTACACTAAAAAAGTCCGAAACCTGCGGGTATTCAAACGGTTCACCGTTGAAACCTGTGGGCTTTTTCTTTTTAGGAGTTAAAACCTTTGAGCAAAGCAATGAAACAGAAAAAAATGGTTGCGCTAAAGGTACTTGAGACTAGTGGGGTTGACCATCCTGCTCATCTTGAGGAAGGATGGATAGTGATGAAAAATGCAGGCACCCAAACGGAGGAAACCGTGAGCGAAAATACAGAGACAATGGAACAAGGCTTAGAAGAAGCGTACATTGAGCGTGTTGTTGAATTGGAAAAGGCTCTTGCCGCTTCTACTGAAGAACTATCAGACTTGAAAAAAGCGTACGGCAAAATGCCTGAATTTATTCAAGAAAAAATTGATGCCAAAAAAGAAGACGAGGACGAAGAAGAAGAGGAAGAATCAGACGAAGCAACTATGAAGTCGCTTCTCAAGTCTGTCCCTGCTCCTGTTCGTGAAATGTTGGAGAAGGCTGAAGCGTCAGCAAACATCGCTCGTGAAGAACTTAAAAAAGAGCGTGACAGTCGCCGTGACGAACAGTTTGTTGCAAAAGCAACTGCATGGTCACACTTAACTGTTGACGCCAAAGACCTTGGTCCTGCTCTTCGTCGTTTGAACGACATTGATGCGACTCTCGGTGAGACTATTGAGAAGGCTTTGGAGTCGGCTAACGCTCAGGCTGAATCAGCATCAATTTTTGATGAGATTGGTCGTGGTTCTCGTCCATCCGAAGGCAATGCTTACGCAAAAGTGGAAACACTTGCAAAAGCGGCGTTCGTCGCAGGCGAGTATTCAACCGTTGAGCAAGCAATGACGGGCGTAATTCTTAAAAACCCTGACCTCTATGCGGACTACCGCAAAGAACAATAACAAGGAGCAATAAATCATGGCATACGAAATCTCTAATGGCACACTCAAGGTCACACTTATCGCAGGTGCTGACCTTTCGGCAAAGCAATACTTTTTTGTGAAGATGAGCGCTGACAACACTTGTGTGCTTTGTTCAGCCGCTACTGATTCACCGATTGGTGTTCTTCAGAACGCCCCAATCTCAGGCGGAGAAGCATCCGTTCTTGTTGTTGGTGGCACAAAACTTGTTGCAGGTGCCGCCATTGCGGCAGGTATCAAAATTGGTACCGCTTCAACAGGTAAAGCCGATGCAAAAGTTGCTGGAACAGACACAACCGAATACACCGTTGGTCAAGTTCTTCTCGCTTCAGCCGCAGACCTTGATGTTCTTACAGCAGTAATCAACTGCGCCAGTCCTAACCGAGCAGCGTAATTTAAACAACAATCACAGGAGCAAATAAACCATGCCACAGCCAACCAGTAGTCAAGTTCATGTTGACGCTATTTTAACAAATATCTCTGTTGCTTATATGCAAATGGCAGATAATTTCATTGCAACAAAAGTATTCCCTGTCGTTCCTGTGTCAAAACAGTCAGACAAGTTCTTCACATACACCAAGAATGACTGGTTCCGTGACGAGGCTCAACGCCGTGCGGATGCCACAGAGTCGGCTGGTGGAGGTTACAACCTTTCAACTGACTCATATCAGGCGGATGTGTATGCGTTCCACAAAGATATTGGTGACCAAACTCGTGCTAACGCCGATGCACCTATCAATGTTGACCGTGAAGCGGCAGAGTTCGTAACAGGTCGTATGTTGTTGAAGATGGAAACACAGTTCGTATCCAATTTCTTCACAACAAGCGTTTGGGCTACGGATTCAACTCCAACAAACTTGTGGAGTGATTACACTGCATCAGACCCAATCGGTGACATTGAGACAGGTAAGCGAACAATTCTTTCAACAACAGGTTACGAGCCAAACACTTTGGTTCTTGGCTATGACACTTTCATTCAGTTGAAGAATCACCCTGACTTGATTGACCGTATCAAATACACTTCGTCACAAGTTTTGTCGGAGAGTTTGATGGCTTCATTGTTCGGTGTTCCACGAGTGATGGTTGCAAAGAGTTTGAAAGCCACAAACAACGAAGGCGCAACAGGTGCCTATGCGTTCAACTATGGCAAGAACGCTCTTCTTACTTACTCGGCTCCTTCGGCTGGTTTACTCCAACCTTCAGGTGGTTATGTAATGTCGTGGACAGGTGTTTCGCAAGGTATTGGCGCAACAATCGGTGTGAGCCGTATGCGTATGGAACAGTTCAAGGCTGACAGAATTGAAGCCGAAGTTGCTTTTGATATGAAGGTAATCGGTTCAGACCTCGGTTTCTTCTTCAATGGTTGCGTAGCCTAATCCCTCTTCAACATAGGAGCCTCTAATGGCAAACAGATTAACTAAAGGCAGAGGTTTACTCGGCGCAATCCGTACAAGCGGAGTCGTAGCGGCAAACACCGCTACTAAAAAAGCAACGGTTACGACTTTGACGGATGCCGCAGAAGTTTTGACAGCCGCTATGGTGGTTACAAATGGTGGCTTGTTAAAAGGCACCCCAACGGCAACACGAGCAAAAACTGTTCCGACAGGCGCTCTTACTTGCGCCGCTCTGAACGGTTACGCAGTCGGTGACACTTTTGAAGTCAACTTCATTAACTTGACTGGTGCAACTCATGCGTTAACTGTTACTGCGGCAACTGGTGCAACGATTGTCGGTTCGGCAACGGTATCGGCAGCAACATCGGCAACTTACAGAGTTCTTGTGTCGGCAACCGATACGGTGATTTGGCATAGAGTCGCATAATCTTTCGGTCAGTGACCGTTAGTGTCCAAAAAAAATCGGAGGAAAATTATGGCTTACAAGGTAACAAAAAACATTCCTAAAGGTGATGGCTCGTTCATTGCTGTAGGTGAAATTGTTTCGGGTGATGGTTGGCGTAATCTTAGAAGTTTGATTAGTAACCGTTATTTGATTGCCGTTTCTGATATTCTCCCTTCTACTATTGAAACTAAACCTCAGCCGAAGGCTAAAACTTCTTCGGTTAAAGGTTAGTTTCATTTTTTAGCGGGTAGTTGTGGCGTGGACTTATTCGGGTGACCCTGCGGCTAGTAGTCGTGATGCTGTACGGTTTTTGAGCGGTGACACAGATACAACTAATCAACAAATTAACGATGCGGAAATTGCTTATCTTTTAAGCGAATGGAATAACAGCACTTATATCGCTGCTTCTTATGCTTGTGATGCGATTGCAGGCAAATACACATCTAAGTCGGATTCGTCTAAGAGTGTGGGCGATTTGTCGGTTTCTACGCAATATATGGCTCAAGCAAAAACTTTTATGGAGCGGGCAACCTATTTAAGATTTCAGGCATCTCGGGCAGTTGCGCCTCCTAGCCCGAACTTTGACACGGAAGTGTTTGATGGTTCGTTCATGTTTACGATTGGAATGGATAGGTACCCAGGAAATCCTACGAAGTCGGACAGTATTTCTACTGATACGGATTAACGGTTATGGTTCTTGACCCATCATTTTTATCTATGATGCCCGAAAGTATTTCGGTTTTTCCTGCTACTACAACCGATAGTTACGGAAAAATTACTCATTCGGGTACGGCTGTAGTGACAAGCGCTTATGTTCAAGAAACTGGTCGTGTCGTGAAAACTGCCGATAACCGAGATATTTATGAGGAAGGGAAAGTCATTTTTTATGGCAACCCGACCATTACGCATGATTCAAAGATGGTTTTACCTGACGGGAAAATCCCGTTGATTATTTCTATTCGTGCATATACGGATACCTCTTTTCCGCAAATAACTATTGTGTCGTTCGGGTCTTAACTATGAAATTTAATGTTGAAGTAGAAGGTTTTAGTGAGGCGATGGCGCTTCTGTCGGTTAAAAATAAGGTTATTCCCGCAACTATGGAGGCATTATATGCTGAAGCGCAAATGGTCTTGGCTGAGTCTAAGCGTCAGGTACCGTTTCGTGTCGGTGCGCTATCGGGTTCGGGTATGGTACATCAACCTTATTCTGTGGGTTCTAAAGTTGCGGTAGAGATTTCTTATGGCGGTGCGGCGGTTGATTATGCGTTGGTTCAACACGAAAA